GTGTATCTCAACCAGCCTCATCTCGATTCTGGTTATCTTGCTCACATTCGTGATCTAACTTGTCCTTGCTTCAGCTTCGACAAGTCTCTTTCTTCCTTTTCTCTTTTCAGCCTTAGCGCGTTCTCGTAACGTCCTTTCGCTTCTTCTCTTTATCCTTATCCTTTTCCCTTCACTTACCCGTATCTTCAATGGCCTCCTCCAACAAGCTCGCCATTTCTTTCCCTGCCTCATCCGTTCCTTACTCCAAGGAATTCCCCGACCATTCCTTCTGGGCAACTCCCGGTTCGAATGATTTCACTCCCTACCCCTCCATGACCCCCACCAATTTCCCCCACCTCTTCCTCCGCATTCCAACTCAATTGGAGCGCTCCATCCCAATCCGAGACCTCCTCGGAGACTTCCGCCCGTCCCGCCTCATCCGCCCAGACCTCTCCACCCCCCCCAACTCTCGCCTCACCCTCACCGGAGCTGCCCCAACCCCTTCCCCCTTCAAGGGCCTGCTCGAAGCCCTCGCCCCAACCATCCACAAAGACACCATTGCGGCCCCCATCGCCGAAGCCGCCGCCCGTCCCTTCCGCTCAGCCATGACCATGTTTCCATGGGCCATGTCCCCTGAGCACCGTGATTTCCTCCGCCAGTGCGGCATCACGGTCCCAGACCTCTCCACCAAATCCCACCCCCACCCAGTCCACAAGACCATCGAAACCAACCTCCTCCATAATGTCTGGCACCATTATGCTACCTCCCCCTCCGCCGTCCTGTTCATGAAGCCTTCCAAGTTTGACAAACTTGCCAAGGCCAACCCGAACTTCACCGAGCTCCACAACTACCATGTGGTGCCCAAGGACATCACTCGTTACCCCACCACCAGCCACGAGTTCCCCACCACCCCCACCGTGTTTATGCATGACGCCCTCATGTATTTCTCCCCCTCCCAAATCCTCGGCCTTTTCCTGGAATGCCCAACCCTCACCAACCTGTACGCCTCCCTTGTCGTGCCCCCAGAGTCCGATTTCACTGACCTCTCTCTCCACCCCACCCTGTACAAGATGATCTTCCAGGGAGATCAACTTGTGTACCACCTCGAGGACAACCCAGCCCATTCTTACACCCAGCCCCTCTCCGCCCTCAACTGGCTCAAGTACACCCAAATCACCGATGGCCAGTTAACTCTCTTCGTCTCCATCCTGGACTCCTGGGGTCCAGTCCACTCCCTCCTCATTACTCGCACCCCCACCCCTGAAGCCCCAAAGAAGGACTCTGTGTCCTTCAAAGTCCCAAGTGCCATTCTCCTCCCCGCCCCCGAGTCCCTCCGCCAGGACATCCGACACCGCCTCGTCCCCAAGACCGTGTACCAGAACCTCTTCGCGTACACCCGGGCGGTCCGCACCCTCCGCGTCACCGACCCCGCCGGCTACATCCGCACCCAAAGTCAGAAGCCTGAGTATGACTGGGTGACCTCCGCGGCTTGGGATAACCTCCAGAATTTCTCTCTGCAAACCGCCCCCCACCGCCCCATTGCCCATTACTTCCTCTTCCGATCCCCCCTCGCCCGCCTTCGGCATTGGATTCGCACCAATGACTACTACCTGCAGCTTACCGCTTCCGCGGTGACTGCCCCCCTCGCTTCCACTCTCACCTTCTTTGCACTCCGGCTTCACACCAGGAAGATCGAGGCCCTCTCAGTCTTCCACCACTGGTTTAAGACCCCCACCCACCTTCTCCTCAAACCTAAGGCCCCTCTCTTCTGCCTCACCACCGTCGAAGACCGCCCGGAGCTCTTCACCCCCCTCCTTCGCGGGCTCAGGGATGCCCTCCCCTGGAATCGCTTCTTCTTCCCGGCCCGCCGGATGCCCTCTCTCACCACCCCAGCCGTCCTCTTAGCCGCCTCCATCCCCCTCGCCTACATGGCCTACCGCTGGTTCGTGGGTCCTGACCCACCGCAGCAACTTCATGACGCTTACCACCAGTACTTCCATTCCAAAGAGTGGAGTCTGACTTTCCAGCGTCAACCCCATCACTGCGCCCCCTCCCCCCCGCTTCACCTCATCCGCTCCTCCACCCAGCCCGAGTCTGACAGCTCCTTCCGCCCCATCATCCCGGAGGACCTTCCAACGGACCCCGAACCCGTTCCAATCCTCCCCCCCCCCCTCCCCCCAGTCGGCCCGATGCTCATCCCCGCCCCCAGGGAAACTGAAGACGAGCTGGATCGCCCAGCTCCCCCTGCCGTCTCACCCCCCCCCGTTCCCTCAGCCCCCACTCCCAAAGCCGCTCGACCCACTCCCCCCAACTACCCTCCAACCCCGATGGGCCGCATCGACCCCCCCACCCTCAAGACCCAAGCCGACTCAACCCCCGCAGCCCCCCCCCCAAACCCCACCAAGAAAGCCATGTCCCTCCGCCCCAATGCCCCCTCCTTCGCCCTGCCCATCCCTTCTGAAACCCGGACGTTCATAGAGGCCCTCTCCTCTTCGTCCGGGGGGATAGCTCCCGACACTCCAGCCACCAACCAGCTCGTACCTGAGGCCCCGGTTGCCCCCGAGCTGGACAGCCCCCTCCTCTCTGACCCCACTGGCCATGGTCCTGCCAAACCTTGGTCCGCCATCTTCCCCCGCGACTATGCCTCCGACTGCGGGTCCTTCTTGACCCGGGAGCGCAATGGCCCCCACTCCGCCCAGCCTTACCCCGCGGCCCGAGACTGCCTGCTCGTCGCCGTCTCCAAAGCTCTGGACATCCCAACCCAGACACTTTGGAACTCCCTCTGCCAACACCTCCCCGACATCCATCTCAACCCCGAGACAACCAAACTGGGTCTCACCACCGACCACCTCACCGTTCTGGCCACCATTTACAACTTCCTGGCCAGAGTCGAGCATGCCAACGGCGTGCTTGATATCGGCATCATAGGCTCCCCCACCATCTTCACCATCAAGCACACCGAAGGCAATCCCGGCCACTTCGAGTACTCCCCCGCCCCGCCCCCCCTTGCTCTCGCCGGCTCCAGACACTCTGATCTGGAGGCCTACCTCCTCTCTTTCCGCCTGGACGGCCACCTCCTCCCCATTCAGAAGATCCACAAGTACCGCTCCCACCTTTCCCGTGCCAAGAATCTCATCTCCAACATGAAAAATGGTTTCGATGGGATCATGGCCAATGTGAACCCCCACCACCCGTCCCAAGCAAGAGAGCACTTCCTAGCTCTTGACTCCCAAATGGACATAGCCACTGCCCGCACCGTCTCCCTCGTCCACATAGCCGGCTTCGCCGGTTGTGGGAAATCCTACCCCGTGCAGCAGATGCTTCAGCGCACGATCTTCTCCCATTACAAGGTCGCTCTCCCCACCACCGAGCTCCGCGCTGAATGGAAGCGCAATCTCAAGATCAAGAACTCGGACAACTGGCGCATCAGCACTTGGGAGTCCTCCCTCCTCAAGCGCGCCCGCGTGCTCGTCATCGACGAAATCTACAAGATGCCACGCGGGTACCTCGATCTCGCCATCCAGTCCGATCCCACCGCCGAGCTCGTCATTATCCTGGGTGATCCCATCCAAGGCGAGTACCACTCAACCCACCCATCTTCCACCAATGCCAACCTCACTTCTGAGGTCACCCATCTCCGACCGTACATCGACATGTACTGCCTTTGGTCTCGTCGGATCCCCAAGGATATGGCTGCCTTCTTCAATGTCCCATCCCTCTCCGACGAACCTGGGCATAATGGTTTTCGCCTCAAGATTCCCCAGTTCCACCCAGTCCTCGCCAATGCCACCTCCCAGGCCAAAACTCTGGCCCAGCTCGGCTACCACGCCATCACCATCGCCTCCTCCCAAGGCACCACCTTTCGTTCCCCCGTTGTGGTCCATCTCGACCGCAACTCATCTCAGCTGTCCATGTCCCACTCCCTCGTCGCCCTCACCCGGAGCACCGCCGGCACCATCTTCACCGGTGACAATTCCATGCTCCAGGGCTCTTCCGGCAACACCATGTTCTCTCTGTATCATGCCGGCAAGAACGTCGACCTTCTCACTCTTTTCCCCAAGCAACTCACTGGCCTTCCCCTCATCCGCGCCCCCATCAGCAAGCGCAAGACCGTGCTGGCCGGCGCCCTTCCCTCCCATGCCTCCCTCCCCAACCTTCCCGCTCCTCCCTCAGTTCTCACCCGTTTCCAAGGCCTCAAACCCCATCATTGCGGGGATGTGTTCTTCAATGCTCCAGTCATCATCGGTGACGGCCTGGACCACTCAGCCCGCATCTCCACCCACTTCCTGCCCGAAACCCGCCGCCCTCTTCACTTCGACCTCCCCACCGCCCTCCCCAGTGCCATTGCCCCAAGCGCTGTGGCCATCACCAGCTCCGCATCTGAACCGGTCTACCCCGGGGAGCACTTTGAAACCCTGGCCTCCAGCTTCCTCGAGGTCATCGATCCTGACTCCAAGGAAAAGATCATCAAGGGAACCCGCTCCAACCAGTTCCCCTGGGTCAACAATGACTTTGTCCTTGGATCCCAGACCTCCACCATCATCGCCCCTGTCCACAACAGCAAGAACGATCCCACTCTGCTTCCGGGATCCATCGCCAAGCGCCTCCGCTTCCGTTCTTCCACCTCCCCCTACCAGATCTCTCCCGCCGACGAGCTTCTCGGCAACCTTCTGTACTCTGCCTGGTGTGATGCAATGCAGTACAATCCTGACGCCATCGTCCCCTTCGACGAGGCGCTCTTCACCGAATGCATCAATGTCAATGAGTTCTCCCAGCTCACCTCTAAGACCCAATCCGTCATTATGGCCAACGCCTACCGCTCTGATCCAGATTGGCGTTGGTCTGTTGTTCGCATCTTTACTAAGACGCAACACAAGGTCAACGAGGCTTCAATTTTTTCTGATTGGAAAGCTTGCCAGACCCTTGCTCTGGCCCACGATGCCGTCATTCTCCTTCTGGGCCCCGTGAAGAAGTACCAGCGTTGTTTCGACAACAAGGCCCGCCCATCGAAGATCTACTACCATGCCTCCCACACTCCATTCGAGCTCTCCCAGTGGTGCCAGGCCAACATGAAGCATCAGCACCATCTCACCAATGACTACACCGCCTATGATCAGTCCCAAGGCGGAGAAGCAGTCGTGCTCGAGCGCCTCAAAATGCTCCGAGTCTCCATCCCCCAACCCCTCATCGATCTCCATGTCCACCTCAAGACCAATGTGGACACCCAACTTGGCCCCCTCACCTCCATGCGGCTCACCGGCGAACCAGGAACGTATGACGATAATTCGGATTACAACCTGGCCGTCACCGCCTCCAAGTTCATCCTGGACCCCGAGATCCACTCCGTTCTCATCTCCGGGGATGACCTCGACATCTCCCCGCCCCCCCCCATCCGCCCCACTTGGCCCATCCTAGAGGAGATGCTTTCTCTCCGCTTCAAAACCGAAATCTCGCGCTACGGCCTGTTCTGCGGGTACTACCTTGGACCCGCCGGCGCCGTCCGCTCCCCCCTCGCCCTTTTCGCCAAGTTGATCATCGCTGTCGATGACGGCTCCATCGAGGAGAAGAAAGCTTCCTATCTTTCTGAATTCGCCGTCGGCCACTCTCTTGGCCAAGACATGTGGACCCTTCTCCCTGAGAATCAAGTGCCCTATCAATCTGCCAATTTCGACTACTTCTGCCGGCATTGTCCCCCATCTTGGAAGCTCGCCCTCCGCATCGGCTCCCCCGATCTCTCCTTCCTCGACTCTCTCAATCTTGCCACCACCCATCTGACCTCAGCCACCTTCGCCATGTTGTCCTTCGCCGCCCGCCGCCTTTACAAAGCCTTCCGCCCCGAGAAGCATTTCGTGTCCGAGGTCTCTGCCAACCTCCCGCACAACACTGAATTGCTTCCGGATTTCAACTCCTCCATCGCCCATCTCTCTGACACCGTCCCCGAGCCCCTCGAGCACCCCTTAGCTCACATCGACCCCGCCTCCATCCCCCTCGACACTCTTTCCATCTTCCGCGCCGCCGATGGAATCTCTCCTCTCTCTCGCCCCTCTCCTCTCCGAGCTTCTCTCCAAGATCAATGCTTCCCCTTCCGCGGCTCCTGCGCCCCAGCCTTTGGGCTCGGATGTTCTGCCTGGCGACCGCTCTGACGTCCGCCTTGTGGCTCCTCCGAGGCTCCCAGCCACCCCTCCCGCCATCCCCCCTTCCCCCCATGTGACCTCCCCCCATGTCGACCTCCCCTTCCAGTTCGTTTTCTATGACCTCACCAACGCCGAAACCGGCTTCACCTCCCTCGAGATCTCCTCCAAAGCCCCGTTCCTCTCCCTGACCAGCTCCTATGCCTACGCCACTCTCCAGTCTCTGGAGATGACTGTCTTCCCCAAGAACGCCTCCTACACCTACCCCATGTCCTTCGACGCCCTCTGGCACTCCGCTGCCGTCTCCATCACCGGCTCCCAAATCCTCTCCACCTACGGTGGCACCCGTGTCACTTTCGGCGGCCCCATCACCTCCTCCAACCCCATTGTCCTCCCAGCCGATCTCCGCTCCACCAACCCCGTCGTCAAGGACACCGTGTCCTACAATAACACCCCCAAACTCACTGTCGCCTTCCACAAGAACCCCGAAGCCCCAGCTGTCTCCGTCACCGCCCCCGTGATCTACGGCTCCATCGTCATCCGTGGCGTGGTCCGCTGCTCATCTGTGCGTGTCACCCCCTACCCCGTCGCCTAGCAATTAACCCCCCCTTCCTGCTCCCCCGACCGTCCCCCCTCCCCAACCTCGGTCCTCTCCGGACCCAGTGGCCTACGTTAAGTTAGCAATAAATAGTAGTGTGCAGTTTCCCAGTCTCTGCTTGCCCCCACTTTAAATTCCGCGCAAAAAAAAAAAAA